TTCTTGTGATTTTTCTGCTACTGCTGATTCATTAACGCTTACAGAGCGTATTCTTCAGCCAGAAGAGTTCCAAGTTAACCTTGAGCTATGTAAAAAGGATTTCAGACAAGACTGGGAGGCTGTACAAATGGGATATTCTGCATTTGACAAACTACCTGCTTCTTTCTCTGACTTCATCTTAGGTCATGTTGCTGCTAAAGTAGCTGAAAAAACTGAGCAAAATATCTGGGGTGGTGTAAACGCTACTGCTGGAGAATTTGATGGTCTTACAGTTCTTATGACTGCTGATGATACCGTTAACGATGCTGCTAATGGTTCTGAGACATCTTATACATCTTCTAACATTGTTTCATTGTTAGGGAATGTAGTTGATGCTCTTCCTTCTGCTGTTTATGGTAAAGAAGATTTAACTATCTATGTACCAACTATTGCGCTTCAAGCGTATGTACGTGCATTGGGTGGATTTGCTTCTGAAGGTCAGGGTGCTGCTGGTGTTAACACACAAGGTTCACTTTGGTACAATCAAGGGAATGCACTTTCTTTTGAGGGTATTAAAATCCAACACGCTCCTGGAATGCCTGCTGACCACATTGTTGCTGGAGAGGCTTCTAACCTTTACTTTGGTACTGGTCTATTGTCTGACCACAATGAAGTAAAAGTTATCGATATGGCTGACCTTGATGGTAGCCAAAACGTACGTGTAATCATGCGATATACTGCTGGTGTACAATACGGAATCGGTAGCGACTTAGTTCTTCAGACTTTAGCATAATAATTGTTCAATCAAAAGGGGTGGCTAACCCTGCCCCTTTTACTTAAAAATATAAATAATGGCTTGTGATTTAACTGGAGGAAGATTAAGACCCTGTAAAGATGCGGTTGGTGGCATTAAGAAACTTCATTTCGTTGATTTCGGAGATTTAGGAACGCTTACAATAGGCTCTGATGACGAGATTACTGATATGACAGGAACTTTTACCTACCACACCTATGATGTAAAGGGTAATTCTTCTCTTGAAACAAACATTACATCTTCTATGGAGAATGGCACAACATTCTTCGAGCAAGTTGTAAGTGCAACGTTATTCAAGCTAACTAAAGAGGACAACAAAGAATTGAAACTATTAGCGTATGGCAGACCTCACGTTATTGTTCAAACATTCGATGACAAGTTCCTTTTGGTTGGTGCTGATAATGGTGCTGATGTAACAGGTGGTACTGCTGTAACTGGTACTGCTATGGGAGATTTAAACGGATATACACTAACACTTACTGCAAACGAAATCCGTATGCCTTCATTTATTGATGGTGCTACTGATGCCGACCCATTCGCAGGGATGTCAAGTGCTACTGCAAGTGAATCTACTCAAAGAGACCCTTCATAAATTCAATAGGGTTGTGAATCTAATAGGGGGCATTTATTGCCCCTTTTTTTGTATCTTTGAAACAAATAACGCTTTAATTATTACTTTGGTATGCACGTATTAACAACATCAGAAGCCAACCAACAAATAAAAGCTGTAATTCGTTCCACAGTAGCTTCTGTGTATGTTGATATGTATGACAAGTCAGAGAGAACGACTACAAGGGTATCTTCAAGTAATGTATCAATATCTAATGGTGTTTCTACAATTACGGTGTCATTTCAGGCAAATAATAGGCTTAGAAGAGATGTTTTTTACTCTATGACAATACGAAATTTAAGTGAGGAAGTATTGTATAAGGGAGTTGTTTTCTGTACAGACCAAGAGAACTTACCAAAGTACGATGTAAACAAGGATAGATATACAGTAGAAGAAAGTTACGATAATGAATTTATATTTGTTGGTGGAGACGATACCCCTTCAAGTGTATTTAGTATATGCCACGATAAAGAAGAGATGGCTACAAAAACAAGTGCTTTCCAAATAGCTGACTTTTATTGCGTTGTAGTTGACGAAGTTACTTACGATGATTGGTATGTTCCTTCTTTTGACGAGGTAAGTGTTCTACTTGATAATTCTCCAAGATTAATAAATCAACTCTTGGAAGAGTATGGCTATGACAGAATACCAGAGGGTACTGTAACGCCTCCTTTCGACATAGACTTGCAAAATATATGGACTTCTACTGAAATTAATCAAAGTAGTGCGTATGTTTGGAGGATGCCACTATACGGAAATAACGTAGATAGCGAACAAAAAGATAGACCAGAATCTCAAGCTGATTTACCATTTGTTGTGAGACCATTTAGATTTCAACCAAGTGATGACACAACATTAATAGAGGGAGATAGGTTTGGCGGTGGTGTAATTGCTGGTAGCTACACTTATGACGGAGTATATGGATATTTAATAATATCGCCAACACAAATAGCTGGGCATACATTATGGAGCGACTTAGGTCAAACAGTAACAGGTGCTACAAGTCAGTCTGACGGACAATCTAACACACAAATAGTATTAGCATTAGAAAATGAGTAAAGTATCAAAAAAGGCGAGAAAATACGCCCAACATAATAGAACTGCAATGCAAAAAAAAGAAGGCAAAATACACATAGTACAACTCGGTTCATATTCGAGACCAGAGATAAAGGAATACTATAATGATGACTTTGTTGCTTATGGAGAGGATAATGATTATTTCACTTACCTAATAGATAGATACAATGGTTCTCCAACCAATAACGCTGCGATTAATGGTATATCTGAAATGATATACGGAAGAGGTCTTGATGCAACAGACAGCAAAGACAATGAAGCTGACTACGCCGAGATGAAAGACCTTCTGAAGAAAAACGTAATTAAGAGAATATGCCACGACTTCAAAATGATGGGTCAAGCAGCATTACAGGTTATTTACACCAAAGACCGCAGTAAAATTGCTCAGGTAGAGCATATACCAGTTGAGACGTTAAGAGCCGAGAAATGCAACTCTAAAGGCGAAATAGAGGCATATTATTATCATTCTAATTGGTCTGAAGCAAAGCCTAACGACAAATTAAAAAGAATACCTGCATTTGGTTATTCTAATTCGCCTATTGAGATACTTTACATTAAGCCATATCGTGCTGGTTACAAATACTATTCTCCAGTAGATTATCAAGGTGGTTTACAGTATGCCGAATTGGAAGAAGAGATTGCTAATTACCATATAAATAATATCCAGAATGGATTAAGTCCATCAATGCTTATTAACTTCAATAATGGTACACCAGACCCAGAGCAAAGAGATTTAATAGAGCAAAGCATCATTAATAAATTTAGCGGTAGTTCAAACGCTGGTCGTTTCATATTGGCATTTAACGATAGTAAGGAGTTAGCTGCTACTATTGAGCCAGTACAACTTAGTGATGCCCACCAACAATATACGTTTTTATCTGATGAAAGTATGCGTAAGGTAATGGTATCACATCGAATTGTATCTCCAATGCTTGTCGGCATTAAAGACACTTCAGGTCTTGGTAACAATGCGGAAGAACTTCAAACCGCCTCTGTTCTTATGGATAATACGGTTATCAGACCAATGCAAGTTACTATTCTTGATGAACTTGAAAAGATACTTGAATACAATGGAATTGAGCTTGATATCTATTTTAAGACCCTACAACCGCTTGAATTTACCGATTTGACTAACGCTATCAGCGAAGCCGAGATAGAGAAGGAAACAGGTGTTAAAAAGGATATAGAGGAAGAAGTTAAGGAAAAGGTAGAGGAACAAATTGAAAATGTAGAATAATGCCAACAGCGATATTTATTAAGAGAAGCGACATAATCAGAAATACTGCTTTAAATGGTAGTATTGACACAGATAATTTTATTCAGTTTATCAAGATTGCACAAGAAATACACATTCAGAATTATCTCGGCACGGAGTTATATAATAAGATTAGTCAAGACATTGTAGATGATACTCTTGCTGGAGATTACTTAACTCTTGTTAACGAGTATGTTCAACCAGCACTTATTCATTACGCTATGACGGAATACTTGCCTTTTGCAGCATACAAGATATCTAACGGAGGTGTATTTAAGCATACCCCTGAAAATAGTGCATTAGCTGGAAAACAAGAGATAGATTCATTAATTGCAAAGGAAAGAGATTATGCAGAGTATTATACTCAACGTCTTATAGATTACTTGACGTTTAATGCACCAAGCACTTTTCCTGAGTATTATAATAACAATAACGAGGACATTAATCCTGACACTAACGCTTTATTTAACGGATGGAAGCTGTAAGTAAGTACAAACCAAAGCAAGATAACGAAAAGAAACTTTTATATTATTTAAACAAAGAAAAAAATGGCAACAGGCTGGGGAAAGATAATAAACAACATAGGCTTCGGAAAGATATATAATCAAAGTTGGGTTGGACAATACCCATTTGTTAGTATTGTGGGAGATGCAAATGATTTATATAAAAGAGTAGATGATGCAGGTGGTACTATGGAAGCGCAATCCTGTTTGGTAGAAACATTTAATAATTCAGTACAATGAGTATTTACGAAAAAGCAAGTTTAGTACACATTCCAAGCGGATATAAAAGTGGCACGTTATATAATGTGTTGCCTAACGATGCAGATGGAGATTTTGACTTTACAAGAGCATCAACTGCGACACGAGTAAACAAAGACGGACTAATAGAAACAGTAGCAAGTGGTGTACCAAGATTAGATTACCCTTTATTAGACGGAGTAGTAC